TTCTCATATTAACCTATTTTATTATAACCGTTTCTGTCTCCTGCTCCCCAAGAAGCAAATCCGATAATCTCCTTAGAAGCTCCCTCACTCGCAATAGCCATCATTATATCAATTAAAACATCGTCTGTAGGTATATTTGTCGTTATGTTATTATCAAGCACTGGTGTTGAATTTCCAGCAACAAACAATTTGAAATTTACAGAAGTTAAAGCTGTGTTTACTTCTATTAATGCCTTATATGTTGTGTTTAACGCTAATGTGTAAGTTGTTGCGTGTGTAGTAGTACTAGGCACTGACGTACAACTGCAACTCAATGTCAAGTTACTAATATCAAACCAAACTCCGTAAGGTGGTGTACCAGGTAGATAGGTTGGTCTCATTAAACCCCAACGAACTGACCTAGTTGTACACGCAACACTTGGAATGTGGAAAATGTATTCACGCATAAAATTAGGATACAATGCTTTATCACCGCTATAGTTAGTCCTAGCTCCTGAATTTGCATTAGAAGCATGAGACTTAATCATCGCTAAATGCGTGTATTTTGACCCAGTACCCAAGCTAACTTCGTCAAATGAACCACCTGAAATCGCTGTTCCTGAGAATGTAATTAATAAATTAAATACTGTTTTAATCCAAAATGAGCCATCTGGAAGTAATCCATGTAAAGGTCTAAGCAATCTGTATTCATGTGTAGTGCCATCTCCGATATTGTCGTAGTAGCAAGTATAATCTTTATTATTCAACAAAGCTCCGTTTATTGCATTACCGTTACTATCTTTTAACTTTATTGCACCCGTACCTGCAATATTTATGGTGCTATTTTCCGTTAATTGACTTAAGGCAACACCTCTAATAGCGAACATCTTAGGAAATGTTGCTAGTGTTGTAGTTGTTGTACCTGTATACGTAGCTCCTGAATCTGCTGTTGTAGCTGTTACGAAGATACCTATAGCTGGATTTTGTTTTAAAATTTCCGCATTGACGTAAGTTGTATCTGCTTTTAATGAAATATCTATATCTAAAGATTCTTGCTCCATTAATTTAATCCATGAACCCGCTGGTTTATCTCCTACGCTTTGGTAAATAGCCCACCCACTTGTTACTGTTGGGTCAAGACTAGCATCTACTACATACACTTGCTCTTTATCTACGGCATCAGAAGGTAAATCTGCGTAAGTTGCCACCTCTCTACTTATATTTGTAGGGATGGTTGCGATTAACTGCTTAATTCCGAATACATCTGTTATCGATCTGTCATTCAACAACTGTTTAGACGTATAATCTGCTGCATTAACTAAGCCTACTTCATTAGTGTCTGTGATTATTATGCCATTATCATTTACGCCAGATTCACCCCATATTTCTTTTGTCTCTCCATCCTTTGTAGATTGAAGATAAAACTCATCTTTATTTGCGTATATATGGTATCCATCTCCTGTTACACTAGATGAGTGAGCTAAACTAGTTTCTTCACCTATTTTAAAAACATAACTTCTAACTCCTGATACATCACCATTTATTTCCAGCCCGCTTGCTCCCCAATTAAAGTAATGATAGAATCCAGCTTCGTGGATTCCCCACAATGCTTTCTCTTTGAGTTTAACAATGAAGTTCTTAATTCTTGTACCTGCGAGCCCAAAATTAGTGGATTTACCTATTGCGAAATCATAATTTCCTGTAGCATCACCAAGTATTGTAGTGTTTTCTGCAAGAGGTTGTGTACCGCCTAATTTTATGTCTGTACCCGTTTTTGTAACTCCATTTGATGCTGTTCCTATTTTTTCACCAAGTTTTGTTTCGACAAACGCCCAGTATGGTATCCACAGGGGATCACTAGAGCCATTATAAGTACCATGATATTTAATTCCAAATTCATTTACATCGTCTCGAAATGTTAAGGAATTTTCATCTAATTTAAATTCTTTTCTTTTGATTGTACCTGTGGTATCTATGAACTTAAATTCAGTATATCCAGGCGCAAAAGTTGTCAAAGCATGAAGTCCAGAAGGTAGAGTTTCAGCATTTTGAATAGCAAAATTAAAGCCATTCAAATAAAGTGGTGTCTGCCTATCAAGTGGTGTTACTCCAAGCTTTAAAATTCCAGATTCATAACTTATACCACTGCCTACAGCCGACAAAATTTCAGCTGGAATTTTAACACAAGAAAATACCGCAGTTGCGATTTTAGTTATAATCAATAAATCACCTATTTCGGTTGCAGATTGAACAGTATTGATTGTAACACCCGAACCAGCAATTAAACTAATACTATCACAAGCACCTGACTTTTTAATCCAAATAGTGTCACCTACTTGTAGAGATGTTGTGTTTAATGTAAAATCGTGTGTTCCTGTTGCCTTTGTGGAATTAAAGAATATTTGCCCTTGTGATGCTGTTATTGTTGTATTTGCATCAATATCAAATATTTCTTTTTTGTGTAAATCTTTTACGTTGGTCTTTTTGTTTGCTTCGGACGAAAAAGGCGTTGCATCGACATCTATAACAGTCACTTTATCTAGTCTATTTATTTGCCCTTTATCAACGTATTCGCTTCTGAATCTATCTATTGCCATTTGTATATTTTTTTATTGTTATTCAATGTAATCTATTACTTTTCCGCCATCTTCATTTAATGCGAAACCACCGTCTTCGTTTAACACATAATGAATTACCACATCTGCGAAACCAACGAAAGCATAAGCCACCGATTGAACAGGCTTTAAAGTTAATACTAATTTACGAAATTCAGCTTCTCTTGACGCTGGGATTACCGCATTAACTCCTAATGTACTTGAACTGATAAAGAAAGTGTGAAACAAATCATCCCCTACATCAAAAGTTAAATCCACATTTGGGTCAATGTGATTTGCTATCTTATATGTCTGTGTCTGTCCGTGCTGGCTTGATCCGTGACTTTTTGTTCCGTGTTGAATTTGATAAGTAAGACTTGAGATTGCAACTTCTTGAACCGTCCTAGTCTCCCATTCTCCTGCTCCATCATCGAAACGATTTTCAAATACATAAACGTCAAAACCTGCATCTCTTAATTGCTTTTGAATATATCTGTAATTTGCTCTAGGTTTTATTGTACCTGGATGATTCATTTTGCGAATAATCGCTAGTTTTCTGTCCGCTAAATCTGTTAATTCGTTTGTTGGAAGTCCTAGTGTTCGTTCCCAGTTGAGTGCGTCTGTAGCTGTGAATCCTGCCCTATCTGGAAAAATAGCATCGTAAATACTTTGAATGTCATTCTGAAATGTTTCTTCTATCTCATTTACGCCAATTTGAAACTTTTCAAAGTCACTTCCTGTAGGCATGTTGTACGCCCTACCTCTTGGAAGCAATCTTTTTGATAATTGGAGTAATATGTTGGAAAAGAATGACATCCCTTAAATATAACTAATTGAATTTAAATAAGGAATTATTCCTCCAAGAAATTGATATTGCGTCTGAGGAAAAGAATCAACCGAAAAAGTGACATTTGCAAAGAAAGCACCTTCTGGACTTGCGTTTATTATTTGACTTCCTAATTTATTAGACGTTAATACATCATTTCTCTTTTCTAAAATGTCAGCTCCTGCAATAAATGGTCTTACCGTTTTCATGTAAGCCGTCAAAGTGTCCTCAATCGTTGTTTCAACTTCTGAGGTTAAACCTTGATAACCTATGATTTGAATGTCAATCGGAACTGCGTCACATGAATAAACATTGTTTGCAATAACCCCTAAAGGTCTGCGTCCTCTTTCGTTGATGTCTTTGGTTACGTCTGGATCTAATTCCAAAACATCTTCTACATCTGCTAAAATAGTAGGTGATACACTTCCGCCGTTTCCGCTTGTGCCTTCTACGTATACGTCAACTTCTCCTGAGTTGCCATTTGAGGCATAAGGATAGACTGTCTTTACTCCAACCGCATCAAAAGACCATAATCGATAATCTCCAACAGCTCCGCCTTGTGGCTCTAATCTGAACGCTTGTAGAATCTTATCTCTGTAGTCCGAATCTGTCTCCTCATCAATAGGGATTTCGTCTTCAGCCGTTACTGTCGCACCTCTGTCAAGCCCTACAACTGGGCTTGTGCTTGTCAATTTATCGCCAACAATCAAACGCCCCGCTAAACCTAAAGTAAGCGCCCTTACTTGAATTGTATCTGGAGAACTTGACAACTCGAATTCGTTCTCTAAAATGTAAAGAAGTCCAGGGTTTGAACTGTCATCATTTGATTTAAATGTTTGACTTGCGTTAATGGTTGCTCCAATCGTGCCTGTTACTTGAATAGTATAAAGTCCGGATGTGGCTGGAAACTTATTTCTGTTGATTTTTATCCGCCCCCATTTCTCAAGTGACCCTCCATTAATTTCTAAATCTGCTGTATCTGGAGTTATTTGCCTTTGAATGAAATTTAGTTGCAAATACATTAATCGCATCTTTGCTGCTTGCTGTCCTATCCAAACATTTAAGAAATTTTTTGTGTCCTGAATGGTCACATTCAGAGCACCTTCAATGCTTGCCTTGATGCTTGATTTAAGTTGTGCTATAGTAGGGATATTAATCATATATATCTGCTTTCAATTAGTTCGGATTTTGTCGCATCCCAGACAAAAGTAAATGTTTTTTGGTTTATTTCAGCAATAATTTTAAGTCTATCTAATCCCTCAACTGCAATACTTATATTTACCTCATCTTCCAAAAAAAGTAAATCATTTTTGGCTTGTACTTGAATATCCTTAAGTCCTTGAGGAGTAAGTGCAACGTTGTTCAATAAGGTCTCTAGATTGCCATTTGATTCACTTTCTATTAACCAAAAATCATCGTTCAAGTTACCGCCAAACCAAGCCAAATAAATTTGATTAAATAGAGCTTCTGTAGTCTCTAGATTGTTTGAGGTTTTGATTATATCGCCACCATTTCCTGTTTCAAAGATACTTAAGTCCATTACCTTGTTCTAGTTACTTTTGGTGAAACGAAATTAGGCGAGTCTTGAACGTTACCTGTTAATCCTTTTTCAAGACCTACATTTACATTTAAATTACCTGACATTGCCAACTCTTTTTGACTTTCAAATCTGACTTGCTCCTGTGTCGCTCTTGTGTTTATAGGTTGTAATTCAAGCTGTTGTTTTGCACTTATGTCCATTGAGTCAATGCCTTGTCCAGCTAACGAAGCAATATTTTCAAAAAGCGAATATGTCAATTTAAGCCCATCTATTAAAGGCGTAATGAACATGTCAACTAAATTGCTTAATTGTATAAATATTGGCTTAATTCCATCAAGTAAACCTTTTCCTTTATCAAGCAACCACCCGAAAGCTTTTCCTAACAATCTGAACGCTGGAACTACCCAAGATACTAAAATCCTAGCTATTTTCGCAAGCCAAGAGTCGCTTTCTTTAAACCATTTGACTAAGTCTTCCCAATAGATTATTAGAAGTGCTATAACTGCTATAAGAGCTATAACTGCCGCAACTATCCACACGGTAGGATTAGCATATTGAGCCGCATTAAGAACCCATTGAGCAGCTGCTTGCGCGTATAATGCTACTGTATTCGCCCTTGATAACATTAACGCCTTACCTTGAACGGCATTGGCGACACCAAGAACTACACTATATATTGTAGTAGCAGCGGTTACCGCCCAAGTTACTGCTTGCATAGTAAACATTACTGTTTTGATGGCTAGTAATGTCGTGAGGTAAACGGCTAATGCAAGTAAAATTACATCTAAACTTGATGTAAGTGCGCCAATTGCTGATGAAAGTATTTTCATGGCAATTGAGCCTTCAGTATTTGTTGTTACGAGGGTTACAAATTTGTTCTTAAGTTCCTCTATTCTTGTTCCTAGTGTTGCTGAATTGATTTCTGCTGCCTTATACGCTTCACTTGTTCCTGTTACTCCTTTGGTGAAATTTTTGTAAGTGTCAATGTTATCAAGTAATATTAAACCTGCAGTAATGTTTTCTGCTCCGAATGTCTTGGTAAGGAAAGCATCTCTTTGAACAGCACTTGAATAGCTGTTCATTTTCTTCCTAGCTTCATCTAACGCATCATTTATATTAAATTGACCACTTGCGTAACCTAGATTAGCCGCTTGAAGCCTTAATACTGAACCTCTTAACTTTGTTCCTGCTTCTGATCCAAAAATTGATTTCTGCCCCAATGTTTGAATTAATCCTTGCGATTGCTCCAACGTGATGTTTGCAGAATTTGCAACTGCTCCAAAGTTCTTATAGGCTTCAGCACTTTGAATAATTGAAGAAGCTCCAACCGCCTGACCTGCTGCAAGTACATTTATTACTTGATCTGATTGAGAAGCAACCTTGTTGAATTGGTTCATTATACCAACCAAATTTTCAGCACTTGTTCCGAGTTCATCTCCGCTTGCTTTACTTAGCGTAATTGCCGCTTTTGATACTTTTGCAAGTCCTTCTGATGTTTTAGCAAAATCTGCGTTTAATCCTGCGATTTTCTCAAAAGATTGAACCACGTCGATTGAGCTTTTCTTTGTCTCTAATGCGACAAGTTTGATTTCTTTTTGATATTGTGAAAATTCATTATCGTTTAAATCGCTTACAATCGTTCGGAAACTTGCTAAATTCTTGCCATATTCAAGAATTGAATCAGAAGCGAGGTAAGTAAGCCCAGCAATCCCGCCAGCTACAGCCAAATTTTTAATTTCTTGCCCTACTCCACCAATTGAAGGAGCTAACCTCCTAAATGCTCTCTCTGCCTTGTGTGCCGACCCTTCAACTCTATTCGCAAAGCCCATGACTGTTCTTTCCATCCTTTGAATAGGAGCTGTGAACTTGTCTATTGCCGTAAATTGAGTTGCTATTTGGTGTGCTACTGACATTATTTTTTCTTGTTGCTTCTCTTAATCTGTTCGTTTACTTCCTTGATGTCTTCATAATGCCAGAATATACCATTATAATCTAAATCATCCAAATATAAATTGTCAATAATTTCGGGAGTCCAATGGTACTCCCGAATAATTGTTTTTATTACGTTTTCTAGTCCCTCATTTGGGACTACATAAAAAAAGTTGCTATTGCTCTTGAAGTTGCAAAATCATCTGTGTCTAATGCTCCGATTATCGCTTTCGCTTGCCCTGTGATTGCGCTTACGTAAGCTGTAAGAATAGCATTAAAATTTGATGCTGAAACTCCTTCAGTTGCCTGAGTGATTTTGATTTGCCTTAACCTTGGTGCATATTCCAATGATTTTACTGTCGTTTCGCCTTTGTCATTTTGAATAGGGAACTCAAGTTTTTGTTTTAAAACTTTTGTTTCTTCATCAAATTCAAGGAAGCCGTCTAAAAAAGCCATTTCAATTGTTTCAATTAGCTCTTTTGAATTTTCAATTTTTGTAGCTTTAACTCTTCTAGCATCCAACCATTTCTGAGTTTCTTCCTTTGCCATTTCTGGACTTAATGTAATTTTGTCTTTCATTTTTTTTCTTGGTTTTTAAATTTAATTTATGCACGCCAACCGATGTCCTAATTATCAACCAAGAAAATCAGGAGTCGGAGGCATGCAATTTTTTTTAACCTACTATTTTTGTAGCTCTTCCGCCACCTTGTAGCTTCAAGGTGAATGTTGCCGCACCTTTGTCGCCACCATTACCACCTACTGGTTTGCCTTTTCCACCCCAAACTGTGCCGTTGATACTTGACCAAGTCCAGTCTGCCAAAATAGGATTTGATTCCAAAGCTCTAAGTTTTGCAACCTCGTTCTTGTCATTCATGTCCCATCCACAAACGATTTCCAATGACCATCTCTTTTGAGTCATCACGTCAATCATTTCACCGTTTCCAGCTATTCCTGCATCGTCATCCGCAGACATAAATCCGCCTGGGTCGAATGCTCCAGCTTCACCGCTTTTTGGATAAAAAACACCGTCTCCTAGAGACGGGTGTTTATATCTAACTTCTATTATATCGCCACCTGTCATGTTTTCTAACTTTTAATTTTTTATGATAAACCAAACGCAAAACCTGCTTTCCCTGTTGTTGAAACAATTCTTGCAAACGGTGAACGCTTATACTCAAAGTAAGACTCTAAACGGTCTGGATTTAATTCTCCAGTTGACACATTTATTGAATCCTTCATGAATTGAGCATCAACAATCAAGTTTCTCTCCGCCAAATCATCCGCATAACTAGAAAGTAATTGCTTGAATTCTTTTGGTTTGATGACCCCGTCAACACTTACAATCTGATCGTTTTCCGCAATCGATTTGTCTTGAACAAATGTTTCTTCCAAAATCTTTCTACCGAAATGAATGTTCCAATCTTGAACTAAGCTTCTAACCCATCTCCATTGCGGATTGATTTCTCCATCTGGATGATAAGTTGAAACTGAGTCAATAACTTGATATTTGTCGTTTGACAAATCAACGGTTGAAGATCCTTTCAAAACCATCGAATTTCTATTAATAGACTCAACGAAATCGCCGATATTTTTATCTATAGGTGTCGGCATATCAGGATAATATTTACCTGAAATATCTAGATGAGGCGTGTCATTTGATGTTATAGCCCATAAGTAACATACGTTTGTGGCTGCTTCATAAGCAAAACCTTTTGAATTAGGAGCTGGAGCAAGCACGTTTGTAGTTTGTGTTTTTCTTCCGCTTGCGTCTGTAATTGCAGTAACGCCTGAAATTGTAGCTAATTTTGAACCGAAAAAAGCTACATAAGGCTTCCAAATTTCCGCGCTATACTTGCCTTGTGCTGGAATTACATCGGGTGTACCGTTTGCAGTTTCCAACTCGGTCAGTTTACCTGTGCCGTATGAGTTAATGATGAACGGAGTCCAAATGTTTCTGATTTGTGATAGAGCATCTGTAATGCTTGGTGTTCCTGTTCCTGTTGTTGTGCTTGCGATTGCATAAGTCATTCCTGCACTTACTGAATCGGTAAACACTTCAATGTTTATTTCTGCCGCTGTTGCACCTTTCCATTTACTTGTTGTCGTAACCACTCCAAGTGCGCTTGTAGCTGAAACTGGTGAGCCTATACATGCGTTGATTGCACTTGCAATCTTAGCCGCAATCGTGGTCACTGTGTCATCTGTAGTAACGGTAAAGTTATAGCCTTGCCCGTCAACATCTGAACGTCCGTTAATTCTCAAATAATGAGAAGTGTTTTCGCTTGGTGTTCCTGTTACCGTAATGGTATTTATCTGAGAAGTCGCACCTGATGCCTCTTCTTGAGGATAAACAGTAACTGGTATTGACCCAACTCCAGACCCATATATAGGGAGTAGAATTCTTGAAATGTTATGAATTGGTGAGCCAAATCCATAACGAGTTCCTGCCTCTCTTGATGAATTAATTTGATAGCCAACCGTATCAAGTCCTGATTGATTAGCTGCATTTGCTTCTGCAAATATTGCAATCGAAGCTGGCAAGTTTGGACTTGTCGGCTGAAAATTGCCTTTCTGCAACTCATAACCTAGTGTCCTAGACACTCGATTTATATTAACTGCTGTGCTTATTGCCATTTCTATTTTATTTTAAATTGTTTTTGTCCATTCGTACTCAAATCCTTTACTTGAGTTAAATAATTCCATGTTATTATGGTAATCTTGCAACACTTTTTCGTCAATTGTATTCGGCGACTCTTGAGCTGTTACCGAAAATTGCAAACCACCTACTGAAATATTCAAGCTTTCTTGTGTGTCTTGCGAATCCATGATTTCAATTTGAGCGACTTCCGTTCTGAATATCATTGGCTTTGGTAAATCTAAATGCAAATAATCACTAAAAGTGAAAATTTCATTTATAATACCCAAAACTTTCGAGGTCAAAAGCGCCGCTTTTTTGTCTCCATCTGTTTCGTCCACACTCGAATAAACCATCAAAGCAAAGTTATACTTCCACTGCTGACCAACTGATGTTCTGCCTTCCAATGTTCCACCCGTAAATCTTACAACCACATTAGGCCCGTATTCATTTTCATTTATTGGAGTAAATCTCTCCAAATCAACTTGAATGTTTGCAAGTTCTAAATCAGCGTTAAGTGTTGCTATATTTGGTAGCTCATCTACCAAAATTGCTCCTATCTTTACTCGAATAATATCGAGGTTTTTTGGCAATATAGGCTTGGTAATCTTAGGCATCTCAATCAGTTATTTTTTACCGATAAAATACAAGTTACAATATTCAAAGTCAAATCTGGAAAGCATTCTGTGATATAGTAATTATCCCCTGAGAAACTTACATTGTGCTTGTATAGTGCAACTTTGTTGTTTGCATCAAACAAAGTATAACCTGCGTCAACTAAACTGTCGATTGACAAGGTGATATGGCTTTGTCTGCTGTTTACTGCTTGACCTTTATCTAAATCGAATTTTAAATGGTGTGTCATTCCATGACCTGCAATTGTAACTGTCTGAGCTGTAATTGGATTAGTGACTGTGACATCAACGCTCCAATCGTTCTTAGAATCTAAGATTGCTTTATAGTCATTTTTTGCTTGGTCAAGTAGTGACATTTACTTTTTATTTGATTTTGGAAGAGGTCCTTTGATTTCTTTTTCGTTTACTGCAATAATTACAGGGTCAACTGGTGCGATTTGCTCTAGAGCTGGTGCGATTTCTACTTTAGCTGGTGCAATTTCCTCAACTAATTGAATAGCCTCAGACTCAAGTAACTCGTCAAAATTATTAACTTGATCTTCGGTGAATACTTCGCCATCTTCAAGTCTATAAATTTTGTTGTTGTTCTTTGCTGAAATTGATAAACAACGAAATAATTTTGCTTTTCTTAGTGCCATAATTGTGTAAAATTTAGGGGTGAATTTTTATATTCACCCCTGGGTTTTTTTATGCTAATACTTTGACTGTGTAGATTGTATCAACTGCAACTGGAATCGCTAAACCAGAAGATTGTACACCGAAATAGTGCGCTCTCTTGTTTTTGTCTACTGAATCATACAACTGATAAGCTCCTCTCATTGGTCTTACAACATCCGTTCCATTGTCACTGAAAACATAAGGACAGGTTGCAAAAGCAAGTCTAAAGTTTGTCGTGTCTGGTAACAATACCACTTTTTTAGGATCTAAATATGGAGTTGCAACGCCACTTGAATTCGTGTAATATTGTGGGTATGTCCATAAGTTTATCAAATATGAGCCTGCTGAAATTTGACCATGAAAAACGCCACCTACTGAATTTTTTTGTGGTTCGTTGATCATTGTTAATTTTTCAAATGTTCTCACATCTCCAACTGCTTGAAATTTAGGGTTTGCAATTAATGCCGCAAATGCTGATTCTCCTAAAATAGCGTTATATACGCCTGCGTTAACTAGTCCATTAGTTCTTAACCATGTGCATCCTGCCTGTAAAGCCGCTCTTGGGTCAACTGTTGTGACACTCCATTCTGCACCACCTGCAACCGTTACTTTTGAACCTGCTTTTCTTTTAAAATCAATATTGTCACCAACTGCTGATGTTACTATACCATCAACCAAAACCTGCCAAGCTTGATATTCGTAAGCTCTTTCGATTTTGTTTCTTAGCTTCAACATGTCTTCTGCTGTCTTCTCAACATAATTCAACATTTGAGATTCATTGACTGAGCCGTTTGAGTTTACAAACAAAGATTTGTAAACGTCTGTCGAAACCATATTGATTCTTTCGTCATACAAAGGAGTCTCATAGATTCTCTCTGTTGATTTTGTTGATTTATTCAAATTGCCTTCTGCACCTCTGATAATATCAACCGCAACAAGCTCTGTTCCTCTTTCAACCTCGATTGAGATTTCTGAAACGCCTGTTTCTACAGTTGGGAAAAATGATCTACCTAATGCGGAGACCACTGGAATTTCTTTAAAGCTGGCGATCAGCTGTTTTGTAAAGAAATTTCTTGCTTCTGTTAAACTTAAATTAGCCATCTTCTTATTGGTTATCGTACGCGCTCAACTGCGTAACTGTTTTCAAATAAATACCCATTGCTTCCAATCTGTCTTCAACAGTTATAAGCGTAACTACGTTAGTGATTGCGTCACCTGAAAGCATCACAACAAGTTCTTTATCAACAATACCTGCTTTTAATACAGTTACTGCAACCTCTCCATCATCTGCAATTGCATCCGATGTGGTCATGCAAATTCCATACGGAAATTGAGAGCCATCTGTAGCAGCTGGATCAAGTGCAACAATTTTTCCTAAATCACCGCCCGTACCAACTCTACCAAGGACTTGACCAGGAACTAAATCCAAAGCCGCGCCTGTGATGTTTTTAAACGTGCCAGTTTTTGTGATGTCAACTTGAAGAAATATATTCTCCGTATTTCTGTTTTGTATCAATGAATTAGGCATTGTTTCCTCCTTTCAATTGTTTAAATTTTGCTTCAAATGCTGATAACTCTGCATTTGCTTCTGAAGTTGCCTCAACTGGTGCCGTAACCACAACTGGTGCGGATGCCACTTCGATTGCTGTTACTTCTCTTGCTTGAATAGCCTTCAAGTTGAATGCTTCTCTTTCTGAAGGTGTCAACTCTGAACCTGCGTTCACAAGCTCTACTGATTTCTGTGCATCAACTGAATGATACACTAGAATTGCTTTAACCCTCTCACGCTCCTGATTAACGCCACTAGCGTGAATGGAAGCGTAAATGTCAGGGTGTTCAGCTTTTAACTGATCTGCTGTCATTTGTCTGTTTTTTATATTTATATTTAAACCTTGATTTGCTTGGTTGCTTGCTTGTATTGGTGCAACTTCTTCATTTTCAGCTTCTTGAACTTGAACACCATTATAATTTGCTGCCACATCATAAAACGAAGCCTCTATTGCTTGCATTTTAGATGGTGTTAATTTATTTATTTTTGAGATAAGTCCTAATTTTTTCATTTGACTTGCACTTAAAAAAACATCTATTCGGCTTTCATTTGAGAAAACCTCATCGATTGTTTTTCCAGTTACTTTTTTAAAATCTTCTGGATTCACTCTCGCTTCTAATGCTGTTCTTAGATTCTTATTTGTTGCGTCCAAGAAACTCCACATTTCCGCAGTCATATACTTTGGATTTGATTCAACCCACTCTGGATATGCTGCTCTATGAACCAATGCTCTACTCAAATCGGATGCTTCAATGTTTGCTGAATCTGTGTATAATGCAAAAAAGAAAGCACTTGAAAAAGCCTTTCCATCAATTTTAATTTTCTTAACACCTGCGTGAGACTTAAATTTATCAATCATTCCTGCCATCGCATTCGGCTCTCCGCCATTCGAGTTAATTCTTAAAGTCAACTCTTCATTAGCATTTATTTCATTCATTGCATTAATGAATCTTTCAGCGGAATAATCGTAAATGTCTCCGTATAATAAAATTTCTTTTGCCATTATTTTTTCATAGCGAAATTATTTGAACCCAATAATACTATTAATTTTCTTCTTTTGCAATTTTTTCTTTAGGTTTTTCTTTTTCTTCTTTTGGCATCTTAGCCATTTCTTTCAAGAATTGCTCAATATTACTGTTTGACTCTCCTCCATTTACATTTTCGGTCGCTCTCTCTACTGTTGTAAGTGGAATGTTTGCCCCTAAATCTCCGAGTTTTGCTCTCTCTGCCATTACCTCTTTTAACGGATCAATGTGCGGAACGCTTGCTCCTGTCCATCTACAATTGCGGTAAGCTCCTAAAACATCATCGTCTTGAGTTATTAATGCATTTAAGTAATTCGGCTCTTTGATTTTTCCTGTCAAAACATTCAAATCCAACCAAAGTTCATAAATTGGCTGGTAAAATTGCTCTGAAAAGTTCCTTCTTGCAACATTTAACGTGTGTTCCCAGTCTTTTATTGCTGCTCTTGATGCCGAAAAGTTTGAATCATACTTGCTTAATGCGATTTCTGGTGGTATTCCTATACACGCACAAATTATATTGATATTTGTTAAGAAGAAATCTTTAAAATTTATCTCTTGATCAGATTGAATGCTTTTGATGGTTGCTCCAACTGGTGGGTTAATTATGCTTTTTTGCTGTGTCAAAGCAATTTGACCTTGAGCTTCTTGAATTTCTGACAAATAATCTTTTGAATGTGTATCCGCTCCGTTTGGAGCAAAGGATTTTTTTATCGATTCTGTTAGTGCATTTTCTCCATCAGAATCCTTACTGTGTTCAAAAAACCAAGCAATTTTTTGACGCTCTTCAGCTCCTCCAACTGTCGCTTCTTTGTATCGATTCAGCATTTCCAAAGTCTGAAGAACTGGCGTAATGATTGGAATACCTCGAACGTCGTCAATTTTCATTTTGGTAGCGTAAACCAAATAAGCCATCTTACGCCCTTTTGAATCTCTTGCTTTAATAAACTCGTAATCGTCAAATGTGTTTGGTTTCTTTACGTGAAAACCTATAATTTCACCTCTGCTACCAATCTCGACTCCTTTGATGATTCTTTTTTCACTTGACATGAAATACTTGGATGGTGTTCCAAGTTGTGCTGTGTCTATCAGTTGGACTGTTTGCTTACCGCCTTGAACTCTTTGAACTACTAGAACATCACAACCAATTAAGGCGTTCTTGTATGCTTCTTGGCACATTACATTCAAACTCTGCTCACCTGACCAGCTCGCTTTTTGGCTTTTTGCAAATAGTGCGAATCTTGCCTCTACAATGTTTGTGAATTTTTCATGATCAAAGTCTGTAATTCCAATATCTTCTAAAATAGTAGTCAAAGGCTCGCTTTGAAGTTTTAAACCTCCGCCGCATACCCAAAGTACAAATTTCTTAATTACATCTTGAGTAATGTCGTTTTCCGTGAATGATTGCCATGATCTGTACGCAAGTGCGACTGTGTCCATCTGCCAATCTCGAATAACACCTATTTCGCCTGGTGTTTTTTCACCATCAAAAAGCATTCTTATAATTGGTGCTTGAGCTGATACATTAACGGCTGGACCGTCGTATGCCTTATATTCGACTTCAACTTTTACTTCTTTTTCTAAAAGTGAATTGTACCAAGTTGTGAATTGATTAGCCAAATGCCCTCCTATCCTTAAGTGTCACTACTCTTCCGTTAATTTTATTCATGTACATTGTGCGCAACTTTTCGAGTCCTTTTATCTGCTCGATTATTGCGTCAACTCCCTTATATTTAGTTTGAATTTTACTTTGTCCGTCGTCAATAGAATAGAAATCTACTGAACCAGTAAGTGCCGCCTTGTCTGCTGCATTGTACATCGAAGCAATCAAAGTGTCTATCCTTGCAATCTTATCTTTGATTGAAGTTGAGTCCTCTAAATATAATTCTGGCGAGTCGTATATCATTTTTTTTGGAAATATACTAAAAAAAAATGAATCAAAATAAAAAACCTAGATTTTTTACGTCTAGGTTTTTTTATTTCCACGCTAAAAGAAATAAAAACTTGGGAGTTTCGTTGCAATGGCAGGACTCGAACCTGCGACCTCTTGGTTATGAGCCAAGCGAGCTGACCAACTGCTCCACATTACAGCGCTAAATTAGGTAAATAATTTTAATTTCGCAAGTATCCCCTCTAATACTCCCACACAAATTGAATTGCCTGCTTGCTTATATGCTTGTGTGTCGCTTACATCCCACTTAAAGTCTTGGTTAAAGTCCATTAATCTGAAGCATTCCAGCGGTGTTAATCTTCTAATTCTTGATTTTGTTATTGTGCTTGGTATGTGTCCACCTCCTTTTGCGGTTCTTATTGTTGGCGAGTATTCTGTAAATATTCTTGGCTCACTTTCGTCAAAACCTCCGTGTAAATTGTGTAATATCACCACATTATCTTTCTGCACCGTATTAAGCGCATTACTTGTCCCGTTTTCGTTTATTTCCAACGTCTGCTCAGTTGTTAGTCCTGAAACTCGACTTTTTGGGTTTTCTGGGTTGCGTCCTCGTATTGATCCGATTTTGGCTTCTACATATCCCAAAGCATAACCGTGAGTGCCAGAGCAAATACTTGGGCTTGTTCCTTCTTCTGAAAATACAGTGCTTGCTTGCGTATCTTGATTTATATGTCCAACTTTTACAATGTCAAAAGCGTGTTTTTTTGTTAAACTTCCATGACCTCCAACTCTTAATGCGTTATTTATCCGATTTGCTTCTAAATGTTTAGTATTTACCAACCCGTCGACCATCTTCTCACTCAAAAAATACTTTTCATCCACCTCAGTTTCTAATACATCTTTTAACCTTTTTTCTAAGGGGATTTCTTTTGGCCATGTAAACTCATTGTCTTGATCGTCTCGAATACCAACAATAAAGATGCGCTCCCTGTTTTGAGGTATTCCGTAATTTTTGGCATTTAGAACCTTGTAATAAATATGATAAGGCACGGATTCAATTTCTGGAAATAGTGTTGGATTTCCGTTTACTGATTTACCTCCTAAATAGGCACACCAGCGTTGAAATGTTTTTCCATTTGAGTCGCTCAACAAGCCTTTTACATTTTCAAAGATGAAAAAGCGAGGTTTGTTTTTTTGGATAAACTCATGTGAATTATAAAATAATATCCCTCTTTTATCGTCCTCACCTTTGCGTTTTCCAGCTAAACTAAACGCCTGGCAAGGTGGCGAAGTCATGTAAATATCCAAGCTTTCTTTTGTAATTTCTCTATCGTACACATTGGATGGAAAATACAAAGGGTGTCCATGATTCAAGATGAACGTTTGCCTTGCATATTTATCCATATCACAAGCGAATACTTCTTCATAATTTATCCCTAACCGTTTCAAAGCTTGATTAAATGCACCTACCCCAGAGAAATCACTCCCAATTTTTATTTTTTTCATAGCGTTTTTTTTTTAACTCCCAAATACTAAATTAACATATTTATCAAAACTTCCGTCCCTTTCTCCTATACTTTCGCAAACTATAGCGGAAAATATTTCCCTAATTGCGTAATTATAGACACGGCAATCAAAGAAGTGATTCTCAACTGCGCTGTGTTTCTTAAGCCAGACAGTGCCTTTCTTTGGGTCTGAATATCTTTGCTCGGCTTCATAATGCTTGAAGTAATTTTGAAAGGTGTAATTGACACCATCCGAATTTGGAAAATTCATAAATCCAGGTGGTTGGTCCACTCCGAAACCTCCCCAATTCAAATCCATCATTTCAGAAACAAAGTCTTTAATTTTATTTACATTCAAAATATACAAATTGTCTGTTTCTTTTCCTTTTTGGTACACTTTGGCGCCGTCTGCGAATCTGTTTGCTTTTTCTGGTAAACCCTTAATTGGAAATACTGCGCACTTGGTCCACTTACAATAGTTGTAAGCAAATGAAGTAAATGCGGAACTGTCTAGTGCTGTCGCTTGAATGCCTATTTGTGTTCCGTCATCGCAATCATAAACTTTACTAATAACTTCCTCAAATAGTGGCCATACTGAATTAGGTGATACCAAGTCGTAAGTTAATCTTTCTCTTTGCGCTTCTTGCCCTTCTTTTCCTTTAAACCTCTCAAATGTTCCAATGCTACCGTGCTTCACAGAATAACTTGACCCATTTTCTGCCCACGCCACCACTTCATAGTCAAGTCTTGCGTCATCGTTGTAACCCCCCATATCCGCAGAACAAGTGATTAATACTATCCTTCCGTTTCCGTCGTCTAGGCTTTTATTTTTTGGAATCACTCCAATGTCATAGTCTCTATTATTTAACGCTATACCTCTGGCATCATTTTCTTTGTTTCGCTCTTCCCAAGTTTGACCTAAGACTGTGTTCACAAAGGTCTTGTATTGTGCCATGTTTACCTTTCCTGTTGGAGGGCAACAAGTAATATAGTCATTAGCGTAATGCTCCCAAGTTGACATTCCTGGCGGTGAGTAAAGCGAACTTATTTGATAGCTGAAATTACCTTCTCTCTGTGGCTCTGCCGTTGGTCTCCATTCGCCATTAAGTAGCAAGTCGTATTTGTGTTTTTCTGTGAAGAAACCTTCGCAACTTTGGCACGTGTAACCCACACTTTCCTTGATTACCTTACCTTTGCCATCCAAATTCCAAGTTATTCCACATTTAGTTCCTCTTTCGTTAACAATTGACCATTCTATTGTAATAAAGTCTCCGCAACATGGGCAAGGTACATAATACCTTCTTTGGTCGCCCTCTAAATAAAGAGGTTCAATATGGCTTGTTTGCTTTGTCTCTGGAGTACTTATGTAAAACAGTTTCATTTTGTCATAAGTCGCATAGAAACGAGTCTCGAACAATTTACTTGGTGAACCTGCACTTTCTGATGTTTTAGCCGCTTCAAAGTCATCTAAGAAACCGTACTGACAAGTAATCTGTCTAGCCCTTTCGGGTGTTTGGATTGACATGGCAGTAAGTGTACCGCCCGAAAACTCCTTACTAGTACTAGTATCTCCTGTTCTTTGATTCTTTTTCTTTATTGTATGAGGTCTAAGAAGGTGAGTAATTCCACATTGTTTGATCATCGGATCAATCTTTGTGTCCATCATCTTCTTAATCAAACTTTCGTCTCTTGCTGTAAGTAAAATATTACCTGGATTTTGGGACATTATCCAGCCAATACCCGTTTCCAAAACTCCAGTTGATGCGCCAATCTGCGCTCCTTTCATAATTGTGACGATACGGGCAGGATCACTTGGTTGTAATCTGTCAACTATCTCTCGCCAGTATGGCGTGGTACTATAGCTAAACTTTCCAGGAAAAGGACTTGTGTCTGAACTCATGACCCTGTTTTGCTCAGCCCATTCGCTCGGTTTAATAGAGCTGAGGTATGGAGGGGAGAAATTTAGTATATCTTGAAGGGTTTCTATCATATCTTTAGGAGATCATATTCCTTTTTTTGTTCGGAAACTAAATTAGCTTAGTTTCCGAAGTTTGTACTTTAAGTTGTTTATATTTAATGTTTTATGAGTGATTTGTACATATAGTAGATATATTTTGTTTACTTCCATTTTAAAATTCGTTGTTAATACCCGTACTGCCCATAACAAGGGTTTTGCAAAAGCAGGGCATTAGTGGTTTATTGAACATTTGTACTACTATTAAACATTG